TAATCTTGTAAGTAATCGTGTCCAATATGAGTATCAAAACTTACAGCAAGAGCATCAGAAAGAATAGAAGGAATACTGTCACGATTCTTCTTTTCATCTTTTCCATCAGCAATATGAATAGACTCCATAAGTGCTAGATAAATGGCACGATCACGACACCACTTTTCAGTACAGTCAACTAACCAGTTGAACTCGACAGGAACATCTTCAAGAGAAGAAATTAATTGAATGATTTCCTTAAAAGAAGTGTCATTGATATCCTGACGTTTTTCTACTTCAATACAAAGAACTTCTTTAGTTGCGGGTTGATTGTATTCTTGAACAAAAGAAAGCATTTCTTCAAATACAATCTTTTGATTTGTATCTACAAAATATTCAGATTTGATAAACGGTATTACTTTTCGAATGTATTCTTCATTATGTAACAGGTTTCTAAGAATTAGAAACTCAACTTTCTCCATAACTAAATTCCTTACGTGCGATTTCGTCCAACTGTTGCATTACTTCTTCGGTAAAATATACTTCAGGTTCTTTCAGAATTTGTTTAGCATAAATCTTCTTACCATCAATCTCATATCGTCCTGCTACATTCTTCCAAAGTCCTCCAATTTCACCGAGTTCAAGTAATCCGTAATATCGATCAAGACCACGTTCATCATAAAAAAGACGAATCTCTACATCTTTATTTTCCTTACTTAGACGTGATTTAGCAGTCTTAGCCTTGATAATATTTCCGACCACTTCTGTTCCATCCTTTTCCTTCTTCTTTGAGAGATAAATGATTGTAGAGGCTGCGTATTTGAGTCCAGAACCTCCCCCCATTTCTTTCGTTGGTACATAAGCTCCGATGACATCGTATGTATGATTTGTGACAATGAGTGGAACATTTGCTTGACCTAATTTAAGTGTGAGCATTCGGAAAGCACCTTTGATAAGTTGAGATTTAGTCATATCCCTAACTTCCTTTTCATTTAGTGCGTCAGTAATCTCTTTGCTTGTAGAGAGCATTCCCAAAGAATCAAGAACAAACATACAAGGACTACGTTCTTCTTCAGGTTTCTTCATATAAAGATCAACTGCTTTAAGTGCTTTGGTACGAAACTCTTCTACAGTCACAACATTAATAACAACAAATCTTGCCGTATCAATACCACGACTCTCTAAAAGAGATTTTGTAATGGCAGCCTCAGTATCAAAGTAGAGACAATAACCATCGGGATGATTATCAAGGAAATTCTTAACCACGGCGAGGCTGAAGAAAGTCTTTCCAGTAGAAGACTCTCCAGCAATAGCAGTAATCTTATTCCCAGAGACACCGCCAAAAATACTACCTGAAACCAGTGCGTTAAAAATATACGAACCTGTGTCAACATAAGTCTCAGTCTCATCAATATCTGATGCAAGTTTGGTGTAATCATCACCAATTTCTTTTACAATATCTTTTAAAAAGTCCATTAGGCAAAAAATGATTCAAGGTTTGCTGTCTTTTCTACATTCCACCCGATAATATCAAGAATAACACGAAGTGGTTCTAGAAATGCTTTCTCAAATTGTAGTTCATAATCTATGTATTTGTCAAGATTGAGTTCCTTAGGAAACTCTTGAATAAATGAAATTACGTTTTCGTGAATAATATTTGGTTTTTTCAGATAAACAAATTTAATCTTTTCTCCATTTTGAATAAGAGAATATTTTCCAGCAAGATTATTTTGTTTTACATAATAATTGAAAAGAAGTGCTCCACGAACGTGAATTGGTGTTCCTTTAACATAAATTTGAGAATGTGATGTATATTTTTGAACATCGGATGCTGAACGTGGGAATGAAATTTCTTCGGGGGATAACTTCTTAAATTTAAAACGAAAATCATCAATAAATTTAATCATATCATCCTCACTTCCACTCATCAGAATATTAAATGCATCTTTTAGCATCTTACGACAAGGAGCAGGAGTAGAAGATTTGATTGCTTCAATACCTTTAATCTTTAGTTTAGGAGATTCATAACGAACACCTTCACTATCCCAGACACTCAGAATGTATCGTTTCTTTGCAGTCCAAATTCCACGTTCGGCAATACATTCACGCTTCATAATCATCTTCTGATCGTAAGCATTCACATAATTCGCCAGTTCTTGGTAAGAACCTTCAATATATTTTTCAAGTTCCACCTGACAGATCTTATCAAGGAACGAAACAACGTCTTGAGTAGTTTTCTCTCTTCCTTTGAATATAGTTTCAACCAAAGGACCCATATTGAGATAGATAGAATCAGTATCAGAAGCAATAACATAATCTTCCCCTTCCGTCTTAAGAATTTTATTTACATAAGAATTCATCTTATTCATAATCCACTGAATTGAAACCTTACCCGAAAGAGTAATTGCCTCAGCATTTGCCAGTTTATAGTAACGGAAATACTGGTTTCCAATTGCACCATAAGCAGAGTTGAGTTGAATCTTACGAGCCATCTGAATGTTGTTACATCGGGCAATCTCTTTGACTAATTCTTTATTCTTAGTCTTCTCATACTCTTGCTCTGCCGCAAGCATTTTCTTCTTGAAGATCACACGTTCATTGTAGATCTTCTCCATCAACTCAGGAAGAAATCCACGGACATCCTTACGGAACATTGCACCATTCGCACACACCGCATAATCCTTATACATCTCAAACGTAAGTTCTTGATTGAGGATTTTATCTACATTAACTGTGGGATGACGTTCCTCCATCAGAGTTTCTGGTGAGATGTTGTATTGCATAATCAGGTGAGGGTATAGAGAGTTCAAGTCAAAACTCACCACCCAATCATACATTCCAGGAATCGGTTCTTTTACATAAGCACCTTCATACTTCTCATCTTTCTTTGTCTTGTTCTTTGGAGGGATTACAATATTCTTCTTCTTAAGATAAGTGTAGATGATATTATCCCACATACGAACCTGATAAAACACATCAGCATAATTCACTTTTGCGTCATATGCCATCGTCAGAGCAAGTTCAATCAGTTTCATCTTGTCTTCCAGACGGTCAACAAGTTCTACGTCAATGATGTTATATTCAATGAACTTTTGCCAACCCTTAGTATAGAAATCTTTGAACGTATCAAACTCAGAGTGATCTAGTTTTTTCTGTCCAAGTTCTACCTCAGCAATATAATCCAGACGATAAGATTCCTGAACCTTATAAGTGAATTTCTTATAAAGATCTAGATAGTCAAGTTGAGTCAAACCACCAACATCAAACGTGGTGTGCTTACGTCCATTGATGAATACTTCACCCTCAGTCACAAGTCCCCAGTTTGAGAAACGCTTCATTAGTTTCTCTCCAAGAACCCGATTAAGTCTCTTGCAGATATAGGGAACGTCATACATCTGAATGTTCCATCCAGTAATCACATCAGGAACATCAATCATCCAATAGTTAATAAAATGATTGAGAAGTTCATACTCAGAAGGACAATGATGATAAGTCAGATCTTTACGATTATGCTTGAAAGGTTTAACTCCCCAAGTAACAATCTTCTTCGTTGTATAATCCTGAATTGTAATAGAAAGAATTTCCTCCGAAGCAGATTCTACATCAGGGAATCCTCCCTCAGAGGCAACCTCAATATCTAGAGTCACAAGTTTAATTTTACTAATATCAAACTTGATTTCATCCTCTGGATACTTTTCTGAGATGTATTGGTAGATATAACGGTCGTTTCCATAAATCTCGAACCCATCTACACTTTCATATTTACTATAAAACTCACGACAGTCACGAACAGTTCCAGGATTTACTGGTTCAACTGCTTCTCCACTCAATGTTCTATACTTAGAATCTTTTTTAGTTTTCACATAAAGAGTTGGGAAGAACTCATCCCTTGTCTCAAATCTTTTGCCATTTTCTACTCCACGAACCAAAAATTGATTTCCAATCAACTGAACATTAGTGTAAAATCTCATTCTTTAATCAAGTCCTCATATTTTTCAAGTAGTGTTGGTGTCGGATCAGCAAGTGTAAGAATCTTATCCGAACTCATCATAAATGTATCTTGTTTTGTAATCCCCATTAAAAATGGTTCAAGTGTTCTAGAAAGTCCCTCAATTTGAGGTTCTTTTAAGACAAATGGTTTAATTAACTTACAATCAGGTTCTCCAATATCTGCTCCCACTTCTTCAATCTGACTGATCAGAATCTGACTGGTCATTAATACTAATACTTTGATTGGATTCATCTTCTTTAATACCTAATACTTGAGTTTCATACATTTTTTTAAGACTATCAATTGGATCCAAAACAGTTACAATAGAGTTTGGAGACAGTTCAATTGTAGTCATTTGTTCTTTTGCCAGAGATAACATAGATGGCCAACGACGAAGAGAAACACTTACCTTGTTTTCAGTATCTGCATTATCCTCCTGATCAAGAATTTTATATGTTCCATTAACAAATACAATACAAGGATTTTCCAAAATATAACAAACTAGTTTATCTTGAAAATAACCCTCTTTTATTTCAGAAACAATGCTTTCCCCAGACTGCAATAGAATAAGTTTGACAGACATTTTTTTCTCATACCTCTCAATATTTTAGCAACAAAAAAAGGAGGAGTCAACCTGGATTTTGCCAGGTGCTCCTCTGCGCCGACGATATTCAATTCTATTTATTCTCCACCATCTCCACCATCTCCACCGCCACCATCACCAGAATCTCCATTACCACCAGCACTTGAACGACTTCTTACAGGAACTGATTTTCCTTTTGGAATTTGTTTTGATTTTCCTCCAGAATAAACAGTGTGAGGAACTGCATTTTTATATGCAATTGTTTTGAACTCGTCGAAAGATTTCATTTTTTATTTTTATTTAGAGGTAATCTTTCCTCTTGTGATGCTCAGGAACAATCCTGCCAAGAGTCACAGTCAAAAGCCCATCCTCAAAATCAACTGATCTAACTTCCGTATCATCAGAGAGTGTCCAGGAACGTGTAAAACTCCGTTGAGCCAAACCTTTGTGGACATACCTAGTTTCTGTCTCTTTATCTTCTTTTTGACCTTCGATAAAGAGTTTACCGTCTTGAGTATAGACATAAACTTCACCTTTCTTAAATCCAGCAAGCGCAAGTTCCAGTCGGGACTCTACATTACTAACTTGAACCAGATTATATGGGGGATAGTTAGAAGTCGTTTCGTGAAGACTGAAGATACGATCAAAGTATTCATCCAGTCCAATACTATTCCGTGTGATCTTATCCATCAACGTAGAAAGATCCGCAGCAGTATACCTTGTAAGGTTAGTCATTATGGTAGCTCCTTTTAAAGCGAGTTTGTGTTTTATGGACCCTTTCGGCATCCATTATTAATTATATAAGATACGAAAAAAAGAGGTATCGGCAAAACCGAACCTCTTTTTAGGGTGTTCCGACTTTCGTAGAGACCGCACGAAAGGTCTCATACTTATTTATTCGGTTTCTACTCCCTTTCCTTTTTTGCCAATATTATATTTCTGTTCAAGAATCCAATCACCCTTGTCCTTATAGGAAAGAACTTTGATTTGATTCAGGGGAGCAATATCAGCAACAGAATCTGGTTTTACAACAGTAATTAGTCCCCAATCAGCAAGAAGTCTTGCGATACGATTGCGACGTTGAACATCATTCACAGTAAGATTTGCGTGTTTGCCATCAAGAGCAAACAGTTCCTTAAAATGAACGATGAAATATCTACCTTGCTTATGAAGAATATGGCAAGATTGATATAGTTTTTTCTCCTTTCTTGATGCAACTCCGATACGTGTCAAAGTTTCACGAACTTTCAAAAAGTCATCAGGTTCATTAAGAATTACTTCTACCATTTGGCCTTGAGACCATTCAACAGTAGGTTCTACCGTAGTAGTCATTTTGATCCTCCAGTTTCAAGTCGTTGTTTAATAAAGTTAATTTGTTCTTTTGTCAGGATTTTCAGTGCTTGAGATGCTTTTTCATTACTATAATCATAGTATTGTTTTACACATTCTAAGTCCGTGATTTTATCCTTACGGAGCCAGGGAGAAAATCTCTTCCTTTTCCTTAGACTATTTAGATAAAACGAATATTGCATATCTTTACTTAAATGATGATTCATATTCATCTCATTTGCAAAGAGAACAGAATCAATACAACCAGATAAAGATTTATTAATAATATACGGAGGATATTCTTTTATTACTTCTGGAGTCTCTTCTATTAAATTTTTCTTTGTCTCGTTAATAGACCTCAACCAATCAGACAATTCCATATCAATTAAACTCACATTCAACCATAATTTCAGTTAATGCTGCTAATAGGTTAATTTCCTGGTCAGCCACAAACGCACTTTGGTATTGATACTTAGCAATAACAAGAACGGCAGCAGGGATAGATTGGGGTGAAAGGCAATCATAACAGGCGTCATAAATCCTGCGAAGTATACTAGTAGTATCGTTGTCCAAGTTGGAGACCACCCACTTACGGACTTCTGTAAAGTTCTTATCCTTAAGGTTCTTGACGAGTTCATTTACAGAGATGTCTGAGAAAGATGCAAGAATGCCCGAGTCGATTTTTCCTCCCGTAGCGTACCTCTGACACTCGTTAAGGACCCTACGAAAGTCTGGGAAGTGCTTTGATACCAACTCTGCAAGGACTTTTTGCTCATACTCAATTTTTTCAACATCCAAGATTGTCTGAAGGCGTTGAAAGAAACTTCCAGCAAGTTGAACTTTTTGCTTCCCTTTGATTGTGAAGTCGATGACGGCACATCGGGAGTGAAGAGGTTCAATAATCTTGTTTTTGTAGTTACAGGTGAAGATGAATCGACAGTTGTTATAAAATGCCTCAATATTTGCCCGTAGAAGGAGTTGTACGTCGTTTCCTGTGTTATCAGCCTCATCGATGATGATGACTTTGTGTTTAGAAGATCCCGTAAGTGAGACGGTCGAAGCAAAGTTCTTTGCTTGGTTCCGTACAGTATCCAAGAAACGTCCTTCGTCGGATC